AATCCGCTTGGGCTGGTAGGGTCATACATTAGTAACTCTCTCATATTTGTTCCTCTATTAAAGACCCCTTGGACCCTTAAGACAGGGACAAAAAAAAAGCCCCTGGCACCCGAAGGCACCAGGGGCGCGGTAGTTAGGCTTAACACTTTCAGTATCTTTTGCCAATATCACCTTACGGCGGAGCGTGGCCTTAGTGTCATTATAGTTTGATATAATGCATTAAGACGAAAGCCCGGGGCTGCCTTATAAATAAGCCTATACTATCTATTCAAAAATGCATCTATCCAGGTGCGTGTACTACTCTTCCGTAGCATCAGCGGCTACGTCAGCCGCCTTACGGGCTTTCTTGGTAGCCTTGCGGCCAGACTCAACCGAAGCCACCTGGATGTTCTTCGCGGCATCAGCGGCGGCCTTAACCGCCTCCCGCTGAGCTGCATTGGCCTGGAGAGTCTCCAGACCGAACGTAGCGATTACTGCCATTAAACCTCCAATGAGTGCTTGGTGGTGAAGGTGAACTTGGTCACTGCAGCGGTGTCCGGACGACGCAGACCGATGTTGTACATCGCGTAGCAGTCCAGAACGTTGCTGAACTCACGCTCATCGTCCCAGATACGGGAGGTGAACGGCTTAGCTTCAACAGTCACCAGGGTCTTGGACTTGCTGAAAGTCACCATACGGCACAGCGCGTCGTCAGAGGTGATGGTGTAGGCGCTACCCAGCGGGTGCGTACCGGCAGCGGTCGGGAACTCGGTGCACTCCACTACAGGCACGCCGTTCATCTTCACTACACGACGGTCTTTATAACCGTCGTTGTTGGATGCGCCGAAGTCCAGGTTCAGGAGCTTCGGATGCTCCAGCAGACGCGAATAGGTATCGACATCCACCAGGGTAATCATGTCCGCCAGCGGAGTCTTACGCTTGATGAGCTCATCAATACCAGCCTTGTGGGCCAGGTTGATGTTCATGGCGTTCGCTTCCATCTCAGCCTGGGTCAGCTGCGTGGCGGTAGTGGTGCCCGGAACCAGGATAGAGGCACCCACTTCGATACCGTCGTTGAATGCCGGTTTAAGGTGCTCCGGAGCAACCCAGGAGCGGCCCTTGATGAGCTGAATCAGGTGCGCCTGGTCGAAGGTCTCCGCGAACTCCGAGCCGTTGTTCTGGCCCATCTCAGTCAGGAAGTCCGGACCGGTCCAGTCATCCTGGTAGTCAATCGGGTTACGGATATACAGCACCGTATCCACCACGATAATCATCTTATCGTTACGGACCGGGGTGCTATCCAGCACCTCGCCAGAGCGACGACCCTTCACCGAAGAGGTGTTCAGGCGGTCAATACGGTAGGTATTGGAACCGCTGATAGAGCGCTGGCTGGATAGGCCCAGGAACAGAGCCTGGTACTGGAAGCGGGTGTCTACTTCATTCTGATACACTTCCAGGTGAATGTCTACATCAGATGCCGCGCCGCCCCAATGGGCTCGGGTCAGGGCGCTTTTATAGATAGTATCTGCCATATCTTACTTTTCCTTTTAAATGAGATTAAAGACCTACGCGCTTACCAGCTTCACGGCGTGCGAGCAAATCGTTATAACGTTGACTGAACTGTGGGGATGCCAAGCTACGGTTGCCCGCTTCCTGACGGAGTTTGGTGTACTCTGCGCGGAATTCCGCAGCAGATAGTGCATTGTTGCTGGCTACACCGCGTACCATTGGGTTCTGTGTCTTGATAAGACCCATATCCCGGCAGAAGCTTGCTACCAACTCAGCGGCCTGCTTGAGCTCACCCGAGTTAGCGAGTACACGAGCTGCGTTACGCAGAGGTTCAGGGGCCTTGGAATTAAACAGCTGCGCTGCCACCTCCCAGTTATCCTTCCCACCCACAACATCGTAAGCTTCCTGTACTGCCTTGGTGGCTTGACCAACCTGGTCTTCCAGGTACGCCTTGGCCAGCAGCTCTGCATAAGCAGCGTGCTCGCCGAAACGTTCCTTAATGAAGGCCGTATCGATTAGGTTAGGGTCCTGATACTCCAGGGCCTTACCAAGTGCCCGCACCATATCAGAGTCAGTTAGCCCAGAGACTTTCTGCAACATAGCTACACCGGCGTCAATCGTCGGGTTGCCTGTCTTTGCCAGCTCCTGGGGCTGCTCTTTAGCGCTATCGCCACCCTTATCAAGGGCCGCTTTTAGGGTTTCGATATCCAGAGGAATCTTAGCAGGGTCAGGGGAATCTTTGCCCTGTTGCTGCTGGGTAGGGGTCTGTGCATCCTGCACGCCTTGATTGTTCGGGGCGCTAAGGGGAGCACCTAGGCCCGGAATCTTAGGGCCGCCTTGGTTCTCTACCTGTGTAGTTTCTACGTTCTGACCGTTTTCTACGTTATCCATCTATGCCTCTGTTGTTAACTTGGTAATAAGCCCAGCTGCTTACCTGCTACTGTCGGGTCTGCTGCTGTCAAGCCCTGGAGTTGGTCCTGTGCTGCACCTGCAGATACATCGGCAGACGCATCTTGAACCTGTTGCTTCTGCTGCAGCTGCTCTTCGGTGTACATGAACGGCTCGCTGACGATACCGTAGGCGTCGAAGTACCAGTCTACGCACGCATCTTTGTTGAAGCGTGGGGTAATCTGCTCAAGCACCGGGATAGCCAGCTGCATGGACTGTGCCGCCTCTAACAGCTTGTCCGCCGCCGCGGCTTTAGCCAGTGCAGAAGTACCAACCGTAACGTTGATGCTCACTACACCTTCGCTGAGGTACAGCTTAAAGCGAGGATACACCAGTGCAGTGTACAGGTACGCCAGTTTACGCAGCCAGGTGTCACTCAGGATACTGAACCCACCACCCATAGCGGCTTCCGCCTCTTTGGCATTCTGGCGAATCTCGTAAGCCGTGACACGCTCACCCTGCCGGGAGTTACCGGTGTACATAAACGCGCGCGACAGTTTCTGTTCGAGTATCTGGATGTTGCTGGCAATCCACTGAATCTTCTGGGCAGAGCCACCCTCGTAAGCAGTGACGGGGGATTTGCTGTTCCCGTTGGAACCACCACCACCCACCTGCACAGCCTCACCAGTCTCCGACGTTGAGAACTCGTCCACGTCTAACCCAGAGCTTGCGTCAATCAGCGGGATTAACCTCGCAGACTCAACCTCGTAGTTAGTTAGCGCTTCCGACAGTACAGATAATCGGGCGAAGTCCCCGGCGTAGTCCTCTACCAATCCGCGCCCGTAGTGCTCACCACTAACAAGGTTCCACACCAGCACGTTATAAGGAAGCTCCAGCTCCGGGTAGGTGCTGCTGTCCCCGATACGGTGCCCGTCTGCTTCTTGGTACACCTCGTAGCTTACTACATCTGCACCGTCCTCTGTCCGCTTAACCTTGCGACAAGCGGCAGTGTAGATATCAACGTCGCCGTATGGGTCTTTGTCACGGTAGAAGGTGTTCTGGAAACTCTCTGGCAGGTCCTGGACGCTTGCGCGCTCTCTGATAATGAGTCGCAGGACGTTCCCGCTACCATCCCTTCGAACGGTAAAGTTACGGACTGAGTAGACGCTGGATTTACCTGTCCGCTCATCAATATACTCCAACGCGTTACCTGTAACCAGCAGCAGCTTCACAGCTTGCAACTTCGCAGCATAACCGTCTTTCTCAAATACTTTCTGTGACGCTGTGTTCTCGACCTCGGCCAGCTTAGATTCTGCTGTAGCTGCACTACCCAGCGAACTAATGAACTCGTCCAGGTCCGAACTCTTGGAGAACCGGAAGAAGCTGGTACCCTGCGGGAACAGTGCGCCTACAATCTTAGTGGCTGCAGTGTTGACCAGCTGCGCTCCGGTGCTCTGGTAGTCACGCTCTAGCGGTCTGCGTCTACCGTCCAGGGAATCGTCCCTGGTAAAGATAGTGCTGAGCGTCCACTGCGCGAACTTCTCAGAGGCATCCAAGACGCCTGCGTCCTGGTCCTTCTTAAAGAGTTCTGCTAATGTTGCTTTTTGTTCCAAGCTACCCCCTTACAGGCCCAGAGGATTGCTCTGCCCTGCTTGTCGCCGTTTCTTCTGCTCAGACGTAATTGCATCTGCAGATGCAGAGGCAGCCCCTGCAGGGTCAATCTCAGCAATATTATCTGCGGCGCTATTAGCCTCTAAGGCAGCCTGCTGTTTCGCTGCGCTGGCCTGCTGCTCTGCCAAGCGCTGCTGCGCCTCTAATCCTGCGTTGTCAGTAAGGCCTAGCATATCCGTGGCCTTGCCTAACAGTTTACCTAAACCACCACTCATTCTGACCTCACTAAATGATAAGTTGTTTTGTACGTGTTACTAGACGTGCTCCGGCTAATGGCGATACGCCCAGCGCGCATGCACTTGGCTATTACGTGCAGGCCCTGCATAATCACAGACACTGCCGCGCCGTTGTCCGGTTTCAATACGAAGAAGTCTGTATACAGCACAGGCTCTACGTAATGACAGTCCTCTACAGCCTCTGGGTAGTAGCTGACAGCACCGACTAAGTCGCCTTGGGAGTCATAGACTCCTAGTATATACTGCTTACCCAGTATGCTTCCCAGTACCCTCCAGTAGTGCTGCTCTGGAGCCAGGCCCCGACTAATGCCGTGGCCCAGTTCATGTAGTTGCTTCACTGCGTCCGTAATGTCGTCAGACTTATACAGAACCCTGAGAGTGTAGTCGGAAGTTTTACTAGTGTGTTTTAACTTCATTCCTACTCCTGTAACATTAAATTTTTAGCAGAAGAAGAACGGAGATTCTAGCACTTGCCGGATGTCCAAAGTGCCCACCTCAGGCATGTCCAGGTCCGTCAAGTCTGCTCCGGCAGCTGCTGCTGCGCGAGTAATGTCGCCAAGCAGGTCATTCTCTTCATACAGGCGCACAAACTGCTCACGGATGTGCCTATGCATAGCGTCAACGTCAGCTGCGTGAGTAGCCAGCGAGTCGTGAATAGGCACAATATCCAGACCCTCCGCAGCGCAGAGCACCATCATCAAGTGCGTACTGTCCAGGCTATGCACAAAGTTCGGGGCAATCCCAGAGGCTGCCTTGCGCTTGTTGCAAGTTTTGAAGTCCCGGTTGTGTACCAGTACCGCTGACAGGTTCATGCAGTCAATACGTACGCGCACTTCTTCACGCTGCGTGTAGCGGTTCATTACGAGCCCGCCCAGTGGCGTATACCACTGCAGGTGCTGGCTTGCTGGTACACGTCTAGCGAGGTTCTGCAAGTACCCCATAACTGCCGCAGCAGCGGGGTTTGCCTCCTCTATAGCGGCGCGCATACGCGGTGCCAGGTAGCACGACAGGTTCCACAGACTGTTAGTATCGGTACCCTCGTATCCCTCAGCGCAAGCACCTTCAAAGATGTAGTCGCTGCAGCTACGCACCGTGGCGCTGTAGAAGTAGGTCATACTGGGGCGCTTGGTCATGCTGCGGGTGATTTCGTTCTCTCTCCAGTACGTGCTCTGGATAACGAAATCCTCCTTGTCCAGGTCCAGTATCACCTTCTCGTCCGTACGGCGCTTCACATCCATGTATAGGTCCGCTTTCTTGTCGTTACCTTCCCAGTACAGGTTCGTCAGACGACCGCCTACAGGGTCTCTCAGGAGCGCTGAGAGGTGCTGTCCACCTGAGTTCGTAGCGTCCATAGCAACCGGAGTTCTTGAGATGTACTCTTCTGGGCACGGAGAATCCAGAGCAGCCACCAGGTCGAGCACTGCTGCCAAGAAACACCACGGTGAATCGGCCTGCTTAAAAGCGTCCGAATCAAATGGATTCTCTGCAACTGAGCGGACAACTGCCATATTTTTATCCACCCAATCTGCGCGGTCTTCGAATAGGGTTTTGTCATAACCAAAGCAAGTGGCAACGTGCACTTTAAGCCAGAACAACCCTCTCTCTCCAAGAGGTTTACCTCTACCGAATTCCAGCAGAGCCTTCTGCAAATCAGAACCTTGGGGGTGCAGCGAGGACTTGAAGTACAACCGGTACCGCCAATCCACACAGGTTGGGAAGTACAGAGCTTTCTCATCTTTGAATTCCTCTGCCATCTCCAACGTAGTCAGAAGGCTGCGTAGTTGCGACACACGCTTACGGTCAGCACTGTACCACAGGGACATACGCGTCTTCCACTCACCGAAGCGGTCCAGTTCTTCTTCGGTGTAGTTCTCTTTTGGTACACCATCCAAGTACCACTCCGGCTTCGGCTCTGGTATTGAGCGGGGCATACCTATCCCAATACCCAGGGCCCGTGCTTCTTGCACCAGTTCCAGTATGCGCTTATTGATACGGTACGGGGTTTCCTGCGCCTTATTAAGCGCCTTTTTGATGCCGTCCGCGGACTTTAATGCTTCTGCTACTTCGCGGAGACGCGCACGGTCGATGTGTGAGTTATGATAGGTCCCGCGATTGTCGATGGGAGTAAGGTACCCACCATCCCACATAGTGGTGTGCTGTACTGGTGGCACCAGCATAGGTGGTTTCATGGTTACGGTATCAGCGGACTCCACCAGTTTCTGGAAGGCCTCCATAACGTCATCAGCCGGATAGAGCATGCTAAGGTTCCCACTACCTGTCTTCCACTGGAACAGGCCCGTCTCAAACACCGCGGCACACAGCAGACGCCCTACGGAGATGTTCTGGGCATTGGTCCAAGGCTCGTGCCCATAGTGCACGTTCTCGGCACTGGCACGGAGCGTACGCAGGATGTGCGTAGGGGATTTCGTACGGCGCTCTGTGAGGTACTCATATACTCGGTCCATGTACGCTGGGGCCACATTACGTAACTGCAGAGCCAGTAGCTCCGACTGCACGTTCCGGCCCAGCGCAGACATTACCGCCTGTGCAGTCTGGCGACGACTAGCGGACTCGCCCGGGGCGACGCTAAACGCCTCAAACATTGTGCACAGGCTCAGGGTGGTCAGGACATCCAAGGGGATTAAGCGCAGGAACCGGCGGTACTTTCCACCAATGCCTGGGGCTTTGACATTTCGCATCTCATCAATAGCGGCAGCAGCCACCTCATATGCAGAGGTGAGCATACGCTGCGTCATTGGCAGGTTCATAATCCCACCGTTCTGCAATGCGTCCGTAATTAGCTTACGTGCCCGCTCGATTCCGCGAATCTTATAAGTTTCTTCAAGCTCCAGCTGGCGTTTCACCAGTGCTTCCTCTGGTACTACAACCGTATTCAGGGCGCTAATCATAGGCGCTTAGTCTCCTTGGTTATGTCCGGTACTTCTAACTACTGATTGCGACTAACCCAGAGATTGTACATCTCCAGGTAGTTTTTAGCGGCGGCCTCATCACCCCGCTCTACTGCTTTCTGCCACATCCAGTGGCACCACTCACTTGGCGTCAATGCACTTACCTCGGTGTTGCTCATACAGTTCTGAGTACTTATCAGACTTAGCAATGTCCTGCTCCAGTTTATCCTTGTTCCCGGCGCGCAGTCGGTACTTGAGCCGGTTCCCCAGGCAGTATCCGTAGAACTGCTCTTGCGTCATGCTGCGTGCAATGACCTCAATTGCCTCCAGGTCCTGGAAGAACTGGTAGTGCTTAGGGGAGTTCACTGCGTCGGACGCTTTCGGTGCTGGCAGCTCTTCCGGTATGCCGGGGGCACTTACCAAATCAAATAAGTCTGAGTCCCAACCATAAGGTAAATGATCCAACTCAATAATATCATTATAACGGACAGCAGCCACCACGTGCGGGGTACCTGCTGGAAGCTCTTTAAACCGATTGCGCCAGTTCTCATTGCGGTGCTCGGGCTTACGTACCACTACATCACCAACTTTGAACTTACTCATTTAATAGTCTCCCGTGCTTTGCGTCGTGCCCGGGCCTTGCGGGCTTTGAGCTTCTGTGCCTGTGCCAATTCTTCCGGCGTCTTGTGCGTATAGTATAGCATATCCGTAGGTTCGCGGTCTAAGTAATCGGCGACCCTACGTAGAGATTCAGCAATAGCCCTAGAAGATTGCATGCTACCAACAATCCAGCGCCCAGCGGCAGATGCCACTTTGCCTTCCCCTCCATTGCACGAGCGATGAAGAGCACCCCGAATACGCCCAGTAATATGATCGTGGTCAACGACAACAGAATCACCAGTTACCCCCTTGATTGTGAAGTCCAAAGGTTTGCCACAAAGGAGGCAGATACCTCCCTGGTCTTTGGCAAGCTTAATCGCCACGGAGCGAATCTGTGCCCGTGTAATCTTTCTTAGGGCCATACCTCAATCTCCCCAACTACATCCAGCATAGCATTGTCGTGAATGAGAGAATCCAAATGCTCAGCCGTTCTTCGATGTGTTTTGGGTGCTCGTTCACGCAGCGCATCCAGAATAGTTTCAAGTTCATCGTGTTTCCCCTCGTAGTATAACTCAATCGCCCGCAGGCTCATTTCCTTCGCAGACATCTTCGCCATTGTCTGGGTGCTCCTGTATCCACTGTATATGCTGTTTATGGTACTCGTGCAGCGAATGCACCCAGTCACGTAGACTGGGAGTAGTCAACAGTGACATCAGATACTGATAGGCAGAATCTGATTGGGAGCGTCTCAGCCACAGGCATTCTGCCTCTGCGAGTACGTCTTGGTTGTTTCGAGCATAGGCCGCTACAACGAATTCTGCGGCGTCCTGCTCCGAGGTAATAGGGTAGATAGCATCAAAGGCCGTTCTCTTCCCACAGAGCTTCCCATCAAGCAATGTGATGCCTTTGACGTTATCTGCGTCATCTCCTGCTAGCATTTGCCACCAGAAGAACTTAGTGCCATGCGCTCGTACCGGCATAGCCTGGGTATCATCCCACTTAACCCAGCCGAATGGGTTATCCAAGGCAGGCCACACGGTTCCGGTAGGGATATCGAACCGAGCCATAGGGCTGAGCCAAGAATCCTTGTCCTGCGACATCAGGATTCCCCGGCCCCCGAAGCTGTACGAATCCATTACAAATAGGTCGTCGGCCTCAAAGTAGTCACTGCTTACCACGTGTATGCCATGCTCAGAATACTGGTCCGGGTTCTCAATCAGGTGCCGCTTCAACGGTGCCTTGAGTGGCAGCTCCTGACGCTTATTGCGGTTCCCTTGGTACGGCTTAGCCGTAGGCAGGTGCCAGCGCAGGCACTTAGCACACCCCGTAGGCGTCAGATACGCCACTGCTTCTGAGCAGCCGACCAGGAACATGTCCTCAAGCAGTAGCTGATAGAAGCGGCGGATTGCAGTGTCCAAACGTTTCACTGTAGCGGCAGATTTATAGACATAAAAATCTGAGTCGAGTAATAGCACCTTACCCTCATTAGGCTTTACATCCTGAGGTGCTAGGGTACTCAAGTCAATCCCGTTTACGACCATCGTGATACCCCTTTGCAACCTGCAGGATGTACATCCAATGGACGCCAAACTCTGCAGCTAGCTCCTTACAGTTTCCCCCGCGACCCTTAACTAAGCGACTCTTTATAGACGCCACATCAGCGTTGGAGAGTTTTAGGTTGCGCTTACGCAGCTGCTCGCCTTGCCATATTCTGCCTTTCTGGTACCCGTCTAATATGCTATCAGACTGAGTACCCAGCTCCAGGTGTTCCGGATTAACGCAGGCCCTGTTATCACACTTATGCATCACAACCTTACCCACCACATCATCTGGGGTTAAGTTGTTAGCAAGTAAGTATGCTGCTACATGGGCACCTACCCTTTTGCCCATATAGCGACAACTCCCGTAACCCGAGTTGTTTAGGCGGTAGGTTGTGGGTATACATGGAGCAGTCATTAGCGCCCCGTAATATCACGGGCCTTCTTGGCGGCCCAGTTAACCCAACGCTCTGCCCACTTTGCCTTGCTGAGCTTGTCGCCCAGGTAGCATAGTCCCGCCAACGGAATCAGTGGAAGAATCAAAGCTACGTAAATTGCGCGAGATACGTACAGCATCATTAAATCTCCAGTCTAGCTACTGATTTAGCTGCCAACTTCACCTGCTTGCGGGTAGGTTTAGCGGCCCAGCGCACCACATACATGGTGCCAGGGTCGTCCTCCCGGATAAAGGTTACGCACCAGCGGTTGCAGGCATGTTCAGCATAAGGTGCCATAAAGCTGTGTCTAGGTGCAGACACCTTTATACGTACGTGCATGTCAAGCCCCCAGCTCAGACAGCACCAGCACAGTACCGAGCATGTCCCCGATTACTTCCGGAGTACGTAGACTCTGGTCTGCATCGTAAATACAGGAACCAATCTCAGCCAGCCCGATGCTGAGGGTACCTACAACGCGGATAAGCACGAGGTCGTCGCCACGTAACTTATCTGCATGCGCCGCCAGGTCATTGTGCTCTTTGAAGGCAGTGGCGGCCAGCTCCAGGTCCATGCCATACAGGGCGGCCAGCTTGTCCAGAGCGTCATAGACGTCGTTTAGGCGGTGGGTGCGTACCCCGTACACCGCAGCATCGTACACTACAGCACTGACTGCGATAGCCAGATTCTTGTATGCATCCAGTACTTGGTCCATTAGTCAAATCCTTTCAGTTTGTGTTTTGAAATGAAATTGTGGGCTTTGGTCTCGGTGGCCGTAGCCTCTGCGCCCAAGGCGTATGCACGGCGCCGGGACTTGGCGCACTGGTGATTCAAGTGATAACGCTGCGCACTAATCTCGGGACCCAGAAGGCTTGCCCTGTGTGCGTGGGAGTTAGCCGCCCAGCGCCAGTCGTCTGCTCGTTTCTGCAAGCGCTGTGCACGCAGAAGCAGAAACACAGCATATTGCTCTTTGACCCACGTAATGATGTTCATAGGCTTCCTCTAAGGCCCCATGCGGGGCCATATTAGTTTAGGTTAGGGTAGATTAGGCTTGAGGTGCAGCAGGCGCAGCGGGCGCTACTGGCGCCACAGGAGCCGCAGGAGCCACTGGAGCAGCTGGGGCTGCCGGTGCTTGCGGTGCAGCGGGAGCCGCCGGTGCAGAAGGAGCAGCAGGTGCCTGCATAGCTGCCGGACTCGGAACAGAACCAGCGTTCAGCATAATATCCAAAGCACTGCCCGGGAAGTCTACGGCCTTGTACATATCCTCCTGAATCCAGTTCTTGCTCTTACCGTCGTCGAAGGTGCCTTCGATGTGCAGGCTATCCCAGGTCTCTTTGGTTGGGCTGTTCCACAGGAACAGCTTAATCTCAGAGGCATCCAGGGCTGGCATCTTGATAGGCTCGCCGGTGTTCGGGTCGAACTTAGGAATCGGGCGGATACCGGACAGGTCCACGATGTTAGACTTCTTGCCTGCGGCACTGGTGTGTTCATCAATCGGGAAGGTGAAGGCCTGCCCCAGACGCTGTGCTGCATGCTTAATGCTGTTGTCGTAGTTGAGCTTGTCGAAGAACTTCTTGAAGCCTGCTCGCTCAAAGTTACTGATAGCCATCGGGTACGGGCGGATACGCTTCACTTCGCCGTTGGGGCCGAACACTACAATGCCGATACGTACGTTAGCCACTGCAGGCTTACCGGTAGGCTTACCACCCTTGGTCGGCAGGCGCTTACCGATTTCCACGTACTCGGTGAAGTAGCCGTAGTACTCACCCTTCGGCAGCAGCACATCCTCGTACGCACCACCCTGTGCGGTTTCTCGCATATCTACATCTTGGGTTTCGATTGCTGCGTCTACCAGGGCGTTCAGGGATGCCAGTACATTCATAGTCATATAATTACGTCCTCGTTTAGTTTAAATGATATTTACGTGCAGATGCAGGGCTTAGCGTATGAAGGCCACAGAGGCCGCCAGAAACACCAGGATTACGGCGAGCACCGCAGGTCCCCAGAACGGGCGCAGCACCCACAGCCAGGACCAAGCGATAACGCCAGTCAGTTTCAGGGTTACAAAGATAAGGCCCAGTACAGAACAAATTCCCATTTTCATTATTACCTCTGTGTTATTTAGAACTACCAACCCAACGACCGGAAGTATCCATGAGCATGGGGATGATTTGTGGGCATCCATCTGTAATCACCATACACCCTAGAATCGGCTTGCTTCTTGACAACTTGCCGTAAGCAAATGCCAGACTCTTGTTGTCGATTAAGCAACCGCAGTGCGCACCAAAGTACAGGGCAGTGCTGCTAGCGGCATACTGTATATCTAACTTCCCATGGAAGTGTCCAATCACCATGGACTTACGTTCATGGGCTGCGTTGAGCAGCAGGTCCCCGGATACTTGATGTTGGAATCGCACAGTACCCAGCGGCGTCTCTAAATCCCAAGCATCACCCCAACTCCACCCCGGCGCGCCGTGCTCTGGGAACAGGATGTCCCGGTACTTCTTAATGAACTGTACAGGGAGCCCATGAGCCTTGGCCCTTCGGTAGATAAGGGAGCCGTGGTTAGAGTCGCACAGGAGCAGGTTAGGAAACAGATTGTGCAGCTTCTCAAGACCAAGCTTGGCCTTCTCTAATTCCACCCCGGCGCTGTCTAGGTTGGCATCGCTATCGTGAAATGATATAGCGTGACCATCTGTCTCGTCACCTATCTGCACTACAATGTCTGGGCAGTACTCATCCCGCACAGTGCGCAAAAAGTCATACGCGTCCGGGTGTGTGTAAGGCTCGTGCAAGTCCCCGATAACGAGTACACGTCGACAGGTTTCAGGTACAAACGTATCCCCAATATCATCCGTTGGGGAGGGTTGTATTAGTTTTCGGGCTTGCATCAGGGCGTTGTTAGCCTTTGCCTTGCTGCCCCCGTTATCCATGAAGATGCTGCGCCAGTAGCGGACAAGCTGGCGAGACACAAGCACGTCCCCCTTTCTGAACTTGTTATTGTAAGCTATCGCTGCATCGGTGTTGTTTAAGAAGGTGCCAAGAATCTTCTGGTGTTCTTCTTTCGTCCACAGTTTAATCAAGCTAATCTTTGCCAAGGGTTGCCTCTCTTATGTTGTTCCTACTCGTATCACATTAATTCTCTGTGAATCACAGAATCAAGCCAGAGTCAACACTTTTTACACTCAGGTATAAAAGGTTTTCTTGAACCGTCGTAATTGGCCCTGTTCTCTGCCGGTGTTACTAGCCGAAGATTCGCAATTCTGTTATCCCACCTGTTCCCGTTTATGTGGTCCACCCATAGGCCCTTTGGTTTGGGCCCGTGGTGATATTCCCACACTATGTCGTGAACATACCCATAATTACAGCGTAGATACTTTGCTCGGTGTATACCTACCGGGACAAATCTATCCTGCTCATCCAGTCTGTTCCTATAAAGCAGCAGTGTTGGGTAGTACTCAGAGTAGAAGAATACATCCCTAACACCTAAGCCTCTCCTGGTGGCTTTAATTCCTAACTTTGTTTTCACTATTTACTTCTCCCCTATAATGTGCTACCCTAACCCCCTACACCACACAAGGGTCCACCTATCACTACTCCACGATAAGCTTGTACTCCCCCGGGAAGAAGGTAATACCATCCCCAGGTTCTTCTGAACCATTCGTAGGGTCTATCAGTTCTACCTCCCAAGTTTCTTTACAGTAAGAGATAACCCGGTGCTGTGAACCGGGTGTGAAGTACTTCCGTAACTCTGGACCAAGTGGCTCAGGCCCAAGTTCCAGTAATTCCACAATGCTGCCTGGTTTAATATTCATTCTACCTTCTCCTTACTGTACATGCTCGTACCCATTTCAGCTTCCGCTGGGAAGGGTACCTCACCAATGATACCGTAGTTAGGCCAGAGCTGGTGGATACGCTTAGGTGCATCCTCCATGCACTGCTTAACCAACAGGCTCGCCTCACGTCCAACCTCCGGGTTGGCGCTGTCCAGATACAATGCATCGTGTACGTTCGTAATCAGGCACACCTGATTGTCGAACCAGTCACGGGCCAGGAGTGCGCGCAGGACCATACCGGCCGCCACTGCCATCAGGAAGAATGCTTCCCCCTGACACCAGTAGTTAGCCATCTCAGTTTCCTTGTAGTCCATTACCTTCTGCTTACGCTGCCCGGGCACAACTTCCTTCCACTGCTCTTTCTGGCGGAAACTGTAGCGGGCACCGGCTGGGCTGATCCACGTCCCAATGCGGTAGATTCGGTAGCTGCCGTCGTCAGCCTGCTCCCGGTACATGCGCCCCTCCGCACCGGTACGTTCTACCTCTTCCTTGACAACAGCGCGGAAGCCAATTGTTTGCGGGAACAGCGCAGCCTCGTTGTCCAAGAAAGCCTGTGCGAATTCCACCGTACATCCAGTAGCAAACGCAATCCCCTTAGCCGTAGCGCCATACTGGGCTGCGAAGCTAGGAGCCTTAATACCTGTACGCATTGCCTTCCAAAGCGGATGCAGCTCGTGCTTCTTGTTGTGGCAGCGCTCATACACTTCTTCATACGGCAGTTCCTCGCGGAAAGCTAGGCGGTAACAGTGCATATCCGTGCCGCCCTGCAGCAGCCCCAGTAGCTTGGTGTCCCCCGTATGCACGCAGGACATAACCACTTCCAGCGCCGAGTAGTCAACCTCAGTGATGCGTCCGTTATCCCCGAATCGGCTGGTGAATACCTGCTTCACCTTGGATTTAGCTACCCCATCCCCGTCTTCATCCGGTCGGGGTAGGTTCTGCAGGTTCGGGTTAGAGCTACTCAGGCGCCCGGTTACGGTGGCGCATGTATTCAGCCGGTGGTGAATGATACCGGAACCATCGGGACGCTCCGGGATTACATACTGCAGCATCCCCTTCCGCTCTTTTACCTTACCTTCTGCGTCCAGTACTTCTCGCAAATAGTAAGTGCCAGTATCCTTCTCCAGCGCCGCCAGCTCGTTCACTAACTTACAGAACTCGAACCCTTGGCGAGCCAGCGCCTCCATTGCGTCAGTGCTGGTGCTGTATACTGGCGTACCGTCCTGCAGGGTACGCGCCTGTCGGAACTCTCCGCGCTCTGCGTACTTCTCCCGGATAACTTCCGGAAGCTCCTGGATGTTCACCAGGCCCGGGCAGAAGTAAAGGTCGTCTTCCCATTTAAGTTTCTCTTCCTCAGTATCGAGGCGGAATACTTTGGGGAGACCCTTGTTCTTACCCGCACGATATGTCACTACACGCCACCATCCGCCTTCCGTTTGAAGTTCTTGCATGTGCGTGTCGTGTACAGGTATATAGGTGTGCGCACCCTCTTCGTCCTCGTACTTATAGAAGTCGGCCTTGACGTACTGCGGCGGGTCATATGGCACCTTCTTGCGGTACTTGATAGGCCCGCCGTACACCAGTGCTGACATATGGAAGTCCGACCCGAAGTTGAAGTCAAGAGTCTCCGGCAAGTCCTTAGGGATGTACTGTTGCAGCTCCTGCTTAATCTCACGGATGCGCTGCTCCTGCTCCTCCTGGTTCTTGCGTGCAATTGGCATATTCACGAACAGGCCGAACCACTCGCAGTACGCCCAAGCTAGCAAGGCATCCATACGCTCCCACACGTACTGCATCTGATTGCGCTGGGCGAACGTAGCGCACTGGCCGTAGAAGCACAGGGCCGTGTTCGGGATGTCTCCGTTAACCAGGTAGTCATGCAGCAGCATCGGGTCAATCTGGGAGGTTAACACACCCTGCTCCCATAGAATCTTAACCCCGTCTACTTTGTGCGTACCACCGTACTTAGGAGCCGTCTCGTCCAGCGACGGATACATGCTCTGAAAGTCCGAGGCGATGTATTCCCCGTGCATTGTGCAGAACACCCTGCCGCCGCGCTTGAGGAAGGCCTCAAACTGCTGCCGCTGGTACGTGAGGAACCAAGAAATCTCATAGGCTGCGTTGTGCGCAACAATAAGCCAGCAATCCTCGGGGATATGAAACCACCGGCAGCCTTCTGCTGCACTGTTTCCCGCCAAGAAATCAGCTCTTGAATTGAATCGCACCGATTGAGTCGCGCCAACAGTGGTAGTACCGTCAGCCTGTGTCGTGTCGATACGCCATGCTGACTCAACAACATAGTTGTCAGGGCAGTATGGGCTTGCTTTAGAGCCGTAATATTCATGGTTCTCCGTCTCCAGGTCAATGTGCATTATACTGGTTGTCATTTCCACTCAGCCCTCCGAGCTTTATTGATAGCTAGATGCACAATCAGCTGGCTGCTGTCCAGCGCGAATCGTTTACGGAAAGTACCTGCAGACGCAGCGTACGCCTTGATTACCTCGTCGTCTAGGTAGTTGATGTCTGACGGTTTAAGCATATTAGTAAATCTCCCAGCAGTGATATAGGCCATACAATATCCCACTCTCTCTGATTGTAACGTGCCCCGAGTCCCACGGTACAAAATTCCCCGGTAACGCGGTGTCGCACCACGTAACTACCGCGTATAAGTCCTGTGTAATCCACTTTTTGGATAACCCCTGTATAGTCTACTTGCATAAACCCTCCTGTGTACCTACATAGCGCCCTCATAGAAGGCGCTAGGGAAGTCACCGGTTAATCTGGCCTTCGTCAAATCTACAACGTCCAGGCTCGAATCCCACCTCGAATTGCAGGAGCGATTCTTTACCAGACAGTGCCATCTTGTTCTTCGGAGTACTGATACCGCGGACGTTTTGCATGTGCGGCTGCTCGTTTCTGTCCAAGCACCCCATCATAATCGCCAAGTCCAAGGCGCCCTGTACACCAATCTTGCTCTGCTTCATAGCGGTGAGCGGCGGGAACAGCATGTTGTAACCTTCGAGTGAAAGCTGCATAGTGCCTACGATAGCGCAGTCATTCTCGCACCCAAGTATGCGCAGCTCCTGCCATTTCGCCTCAAGGTTCTGGTGCTCACTCTCCATAGTGCCGCCACGGATATTCGCCACCATGTCGATGATGATTACCGCGGGGCGCATCTCCTCCATGAGCGTGGATATCTGCGCCATCGTCAAGGAGTGCGCCGCCTTCACACGAATCCGGTCAGCCCTACCTACTTTCTTGAGGTAGGCTGGCACGAACTCTTGCTTACTGTGCCGGTCCTTAATCTCAGCCAGAGTCCAGTGCAGCGCCGCTTGATATACCCTAGGCACTGTACGCGTCGCCGGACCCTCGTTAACCAGCCAGAGAATCGGGCGGTCCCCGTATACTTCAGGCTGCTGCTGCATCTGCTCAGCAAAGTCCACAGCAATAGCAGCAAGCAGGCTAGTTTTACCAGAGTCCACAGGGGCGGCCACTGCGATGCAGTCCCCGCCACGTAGACCTCGGATGTTGCTAGCGAGTTGCTCGAACACGCCCAGTTTAAGACCGCCGCTCTCATCAGTCGCGGCAAGTATCTCGTCAACACTACCGCTCTCCCATTCAAGCAGTGACTCATGCACCGCAGCGCCATCACCGTACTTGCGCTGTAGGTGCTTCATCTCCAGGAGGTAATCAATCTCCTCGCCGTCTTGGTAGCGTTGCGTCAGCGCTGCTACCTCCCCGCTGTAGGCCAGCTCATTCAGGGTCTGGACAATCCCCACCACAGAATCCTGCGGTACGGCTTGTACTCCCCGCATAAGCTCGTCCATGATTACCCGCTCTTCCCGGGATAGGTGCCCCGCCCGGAGATTGAGCATGCTCTGCATTGCATCCCACTGAACCTCCTGGTGCTCCGGGTACGTGTTCCAGTACAACCCCACCCAGTCTAGTAGGTTCGCTGTGTCCTGCGCTAGCATGCTCTTGGGTATCTGTTCACGCAGTCGGTTCCACACCTTCTGCGTGCACATCGCTTTAACTACTATTAGGTCCAATTAAACCTCCTTCGGAACGCAGATTGCTTTAGCGGTATACACCCTGAATGTGTCAAACTTCTCTTCGAACGCCTTGGCCGCCTTGTTGCAGGCAGCCTCCGTTGTGAACTCTTGAGTGGTTAGCGCAGCGAAGTCTGTGTCGCTAACCGCACTGCCATTAATCGCCGTGATTAAAACCCAGATACCCATATTCATTGTAAAGCCTCCAGAATCTCTTTGATTTCTGCATCCTTAGGGTCCGCAGCGAAGTAATGCTCACGGCACTGCATGAACGGGCGCAATGCTCGACGTGCTGCTGCTACCCCGGCGTGCCCTGCCGGGTCATTGTCCAGCATCAGAATTACTTCCGGGCGATTCTGAATCAGCCAAGCCCTCAGCGGCGTGGGCAAGCGTGTACCCAGCATAGCTATAGCCTGCACGTTCAACGCACTGTAGCTCGTAACTGCGTGCTGTATCTTCCTCGCTGAGAGAAAGTCCTCGGTAAGCACGACCTTTAGAGGTGCGGCCGCAGCTACAGCCGGTGCTACGGCAGGTGCCGCGGCAGCGAACGGTACTGGCTGGCCGTACATTACCCACTTCGGTTGCTGTCGGGCATGCACTGCACGGCCCAGAGCGGCGTTCCCGACGCGGAAGATTATCCGCTGTTTCTCTTTGCTCCATTCTGCATCCTCCACCATTTCAGGCATGATTCCCTTTGTGGTCAGGAATCCGTAAATAAAACTCTGCGTTTCCGCAGGCGCTTGGCTAATGCAAATTGCATCTGCAGGTGCAGAGGGCTGCACCCTCGGCTCTTCCTGTAACTGTATGCGCTGGTACTGCTTGTGCTCGTTAACAGTCTTGTGGCACCTAAAGCAATACATACTCCAAGCATCAGGTTTATTGTAGATTACTGCTGCGGGCGTCTTTCCGCAGCATCTGAATCTACTGGATTGCCCTATAGCTAAGCGCTTGCAGGCTCTAAGCCACGGCTCGTCCATACATCAAACCCCTCGTGCATTTGTTGGGAGGCCTTTACGTAGGCTGCGTGGGCCTCAGCTTCCGAACGGTAAGGGCCTAAGTATTTACGCTTACCACCTACACGAATTAGGGAGTACCAGTTACACATAGCCTTGTTGTAGTACGCCCCCTTTAGGTTGCCCGACGCAGCGCAACCCTTACGGTTGTACTGGTTCTGGGCGTTAGTGGCTGCACGTAAGTTGACCCACCGGTTATCATCTTTGATTCCATTAATGTGGTCTACTTGTCGAGGTACCGGCAAGCCTTGTAGGTGGTAGGCCAGCCGGTGGGCACGCCAGCACTTACCATCCACCCACACCACCAGGTACCCGGATGAGTCCTTAGACCCTACCGGTTTCCCGTAGCGCAGTATCTCCCCGGTATCCGGGTTGTACTCATACTTCACTATGCTTTCTCCTTACGTTTGATTTCCATAGCCATGCGCCGCAGGTCATGAGCTAACTGCAGGGCTGCATCAGGAGTTAGGTTAACACCTATCGTACAGGCTTGCTCCCAGCTCGTTCTAGGTACAACCCTTAGCCCGACATGTGCATCATCCGCTTTGTCCCACCCGTAGTGCTTGTTGGTCATCTCAACCACCAGGTGCTGGTCGTTGCCTTCATCTCGGACAGAGTTGAAATACATAACGCTATCCGGAACCGGCGGCAGCTCATCCTCCGGTTCTTGATATGGTTCGAAGTTGGGGGCGTACCAAGGGTGCAGGTCCTTTCCTCTGTCGGTAAAGTTGTCTATCTGCAACCAGTGGCCGCCTGTACTTATACTCGTAATTGTATAGTAATCAAAAACTCCCTGATACATTTCAAATGTAGAATTGTCTTTGCGTGGTTTGCGAACAACCTTATCACCTACTTTAAACTTAGACATAATCAACCCTCCACAATATTATCGTATCCACCCCAGTCTTCTACGACTCTGGTGCCTAGTTCAATCAGTTCTTCTTTGAAGCCATAATCGGAGAACACCATGATGTACTCCGCCGCCTTCTCTGGGTTCCCCTGCACCCAGCTAACCAGTTGTTGTTTAGAAAGCTGTGATACTTCCCGGAACGCTGCCAGTAACTGCGGGTCCTCGTCCGGCGGCATGTCCCACGGCTGCCGTAAACTGAGCATTGGGGTAGAGAGCCACTGGTCTGGCTCCACTACCTTCGGGTCCCGCTCAATCGGAAGGTGCGAGAACGTTCCATCTTGCAGTACCCGCTCAAGCACTTGACCCAGGATGTTCAGGTCCAGTACCTCATCAGGGGTGTGCTCGTGCATGTACCCTACACCTACGTTGGTGCACTCAGGAATGATGCCAACGAACTCAGCCGAATCAGTATACACACCCTTCTGCAAGTGCTGCTCCGCGCGTCCCAGGCGCTCTGCTAGGGTCTTGGCAAAGGTGTCAGAGCAGCAGCGCATATACCTTTGATGCGTAATGATACCGTCGCCACGGCGGTCGAAGCTAATCATCGCCTTGACCCCAGTCCAAAATCCAGAGTCATCCTTGACCGATGCAGCGCTACCCTCGCAACCTACCTCCTCATCCACGAAGAAGCAGTAGCGTCCATGCACACCCCGACGCAGCATCTCCAGCATCAGGTAGATACCGGCACCGCAGTCCGCGCCCAAACAGTCAGCCTGCTGCGGATTCTTTACGAACAGTACGCCCTTGTTAGTGCAGCCGACGTCCGGCGCAGCGCTGGTTGGGCGCGCCACTGTGTCGAGATGAGACGTAAACGCTACGTCACTTTGCTCTGAGTCTCCCACCAGCACGAAGTAGTTCCCGTGCTTGTCCTTTACGTAGTGCACACCACTACCCAGCGCTTGCATAAGCAGCGGCTCAAACCACTTAGTGCTCGCCCAGCTAGGCCGGTGCGTTTGCAGTATCTGCAAGAGCAGCTGCATATCAATCCCGTGCGGATTCAAGAACATTAAGCTGCCCCCTCTACTTCTTCTTCATCGTCGTTGCCTAGGTACTTCTCGCCCAGGCAATCAGCTGCATGCTCAGTGAGAATTAACCCGTGCACTGGGTGTTCTTCTGCGTGCTCAATAAGCACCTGCCGGTCCTGTGCAAACACCAGCTCTTCTTGGTCATGCACTACCCCCTCTACCGAACAGTGCTCAATGTCCGCGTCATATACATAGGCGTCGTGGTAATCAGACCAAGTGCAGCTCCAGCGATCATGCAGACCATCACGCCCAACTACATACACAAAATCCCCTTCTTCTACGCAGCCGTCGCAGACCATATCACCATCTGCGGTCTCCTGCATGTCATCTACAGAGTAGCGACATTCACAGCAGCAGCACCGAGCAGACTCAGTGCCTACGTAGATGTATCCTTCTGAGTCTTGCGCCTCGTACTCATAAGCATCACGGATTACAAAGGCATCCTCCTCATACTCATCTACGCCGCGCTGGCTGCTATCTAGGTACGGCATCAGCATCGCGCCGGTATAGGTAGGGTGCGGTATACGCGCCAGCAGTACACCTTCAAAACAGCCAGTGTTTCTGGTGTACCCATGCCCTCGCAGGATTGCATCAGCAGCGTTGCCGTAAGCACGGACGTACTCGTTAGTTTCTGTGTTAACGATTGCCCGTGCCTGCACTTCGAAATCGTCACCGAACAGCTCCCCGGTGTACTGGATGAATAGGCGCAACCCGTTATCTGGCAACCCGTGGCTGGTGGTGGCGTACGTCCGCACAGGGCTATGCTCAAAGAGGTACCCGCTCATGCAGCTACCCGGGCCGTTCTCATAGGCATCGTACCACTCCTGCTCGGTCTTGCACAGATACGTTGTAGGGTCTACGTTCATAGCCTTGAGGTCTTCGATAGCGTCGCGGAAGTCTACGCCGTTGCCATAGTAATTGGCGAGCCACTTACCTACGCGCATCTCTACGCAGCGGTACTCAGTAACTGCGGCGAAATCCTTGTGCATCCGCGGCTGCCCCAGCATAACGATGGGCTCACCGTTGCGGAAACCAAAGCCCAAAGGCACGGCGAATCTAGACACTACGAAACCGTGCAACTTCATGAGCAGCGCCGCGGCGTGCACGTCTCGGATGTGGCTGCCGTAATCGTACCCAGTATACACCCGGCGCTGATTATAGTCTGGTGCAAGCATAATGCGTTCGAATAACTGCAGGGCTTGCTTGTGCACCTTGTAGCCGGTGAATGCTTCGACGCTAGCAAGTACACGCTCAACCACTACATCTCCGTCCTCATAGAAGTCGCGGCGACGTTCCCAGAACTTGTTGTCGATAGTGATCCGCGCCGGGGTAAGTAGTTCGAAGAAAGTTCCGGAATGGTACAAGTCCACCTTTTGCAACGGGCCGGCAGCCTTGTAAATGTCCCGATATTTCGGATGAAGTGCTCCGCCTATAGCGACCTCTAAGCCCGGGGTGTTTGCGCTGACTTTGAGGAGGCCCATAAGAGCCTGCAGTGCGCCCTCAGTGTGTGGGTGGTCATAACCTTGCATTTTCAAGTCCTGGAACGGGGTCCAGTAATCACCGCTGGAATACATTGACTCTTTCATCGGCAGTGCGTTTGCACCTTCCGGTAAAACTACTTCCCATTCGATAGGTGCTGTGTTATTCTCTTGCATTTTCATTTGCTCCTGAGTTAATTGTATTGCGTCGTGTATTAATAGCTCAGCGTGCATACCACGCAGCGAGTTGTCGTTGCTTATAATATGAGCGCACAGCCGCCCTAAATCTAGTATAGGCTCCACGATATCCGTGCCGTAGCAGCGCCGCGACCACATCAAATTCGATGTGGTCTTGCAACTGCCGCGCGGCAGACTCTGTATACTCACGGTACGTGGTGAGTACCACCGTAGAGTCCTGCCTACGAACTCGGAGGAGTCTACGCTCGACCGGTATGATTTGCTTGAGTTCATCTGGAACCTCTTTGAATGTTTCCCACGGGCACCCGCACTTGCCTTGTGTTTCCAGCAGCTTCCAGCACAGCAGCGCGGTTTCGTCTACTGTGAGCATAGGCTTCTCTTAGGCACGCAGTTTCGTGCCACCAATACAAAAGCCGGAGAGGTGATAACGTCACCTGCTCGGTAACTGCTCCGCACCAATCCCGCAGTGGTTAAAAGTATGCGACGCTCATTAATTGCCCCTTCCACAGGGATGAGATAATACAGACCGCTATAGGTCTCTAGGTACACGTCGTACTTCATACCACACCCCGCACGTTAAACCGTTGGCAGTAGCCGCGCAGGGTCATACCCAGGCGCTTTGCTTGTTTCTCATAGTGCTGGCGCAGCGCTGCCTTCGCGCTGTACTCCCGCGCCAGCCCTTCGATTGTTGATTGCTGCTTACGCATCAGCAGCGTTTCAGGATTCTTTCCATAAGCCCTCATGCCACACCCTCATCGACAAGGCGCACGCACATGAGTTTAGTGTACGGCCCGAAACTATCGTACCGGCGCTCTGCGTACACAGCTACTACATCATCGGAAACCTCGACCTCTTCGCCCAGGTATCTCGCAGGCACTGGCTTGTATTTGCCAGTGCAATACGGGTACTTGATAGCGCCGGGATTTGCATCCGCAATACGTAATGCTTCCGCTTTACGCATGAATTTTAATACTTTCATAGATCCTGCCCCCAAATATCGTTGTTGCTCTTACCGTCCACCGTGAGCGTTACAGCGGCGTCCGGGTATTGCTCTTGCACCGCGGCAAGGATACGCGCGCCCAGCTCTTTACAACCGCCCTCGGGGTCTTCGAATAGGTCATACGCTGGACGCGGCCGCGGTTCTTGCGTTGCGGGTTGCTGCAACTGCACTGTGCAATAGGGCACCGGGTTGTTTACGTCGTTGCCCAGCACCAGCATAGCGCTGGTCACAATGATGTTGAATACATTAACCATATAGTTGTCTCCAGTCGTTGATAATGCCAAGATTCACGGCGTCCAGCACAGTGCGGGCAGCCATTTCGGTGTAGGTATCCACAAACTCTAAAGGGGATTCCTGATTAGTGTCTTTGTCAGAGAATATGACCACAGTGTAGTTGTATTCTGCGTATACCCGATTGCACCACACGGGCCAGAGTTCATGGCCCGGATAGACCAGTATTGCTTTCATATGAAACCCCATACGCCAGTTGCATTCACATAGCGCCCCGTAGGACGCTATAGGCTTGCTACTAGAGATACTCACCCAATCCCTCGTACACCCATTTTTGAGCGATTGCCCGCATAGGGATATCGAAGGCGTCGGCATCGTTGGCCGCAGGGCACAAGGCCCACCACTTGATAACCGGGACTTTATAAATCATGCCGCCGCCTTCAAAGTTGCGTCCAGTACAGCGCGTACATCCACGCCCTGCGATACCAGCATAGACACGAGGTCTGCGTCGCTTACGCCAGTCTCTTTGGCCTTCTTGATGGCGTTTCTAACGCGCCCCAGCGCTTGCAGGCGCACTGCATCGGCATCAAGTGCGTCATTCTTCACCTGCTCTGCTTCGGCGGCGTACAGGGCCATACAGGAGCTATAGAAGCTGGCTACAATCACTTCGCGGCCCTGCTTGTCAGCTTGTTTATAGTCCAGACGCATTGTGTCCAGCTCAATACCCAACTTCTCAGCCGACGCATAGCACTTCTTCGCGGCGAACTCATAGCGCTGAGTCTCTTTGTTGAACTTGATTGGTAACAGCGTACGCAGCACCATATCGAAGTCAGCGGCATCGCTGCGCTGCATATCCGTAGCCCATGAGACGTTGCTGCTAATCAGGCCGTGGAAGAGCGCGCTGATAGTGATGTTACGCTTTGCTTCCACTACGTCGCCAAGCGCTTTGCGAATGCTGCCCGCAGCGGTGAGCTTGAATACTTTACCAGTTGAATGGGTCATAATGCACCTCGTTGATTGGTTGTTTAGGTAATTACTTCACATAGCACCCCGCAGGATGCTGTAGGCTGTAATTAACGTCCGAACTGTCCTTGCTCTATAGCGGCTAGGGCCGAACGGTAAGCAGACTCGGCGTCTGCTCTATCCTTAAACCTACCCAGATAGTGCTCTACGCCGTTTAGATTTATACGGGCCACCCACCTGTTTGCCTTAAAGCTAACCCCTGCTACTCCTCCCAGGTTGCGGCTGTTCTCACTACGAGTAGCGCTCCTAAGATTACCCGGCTTGTTGTTACCTCTATCCCTATCCTTGTGGTCTACCTCTGAAACCCACACGCCGTGGGTCAGGAAGTAAACTACGCGGTGCGCATAGTAGTGCCGTTTGTTGAAACTTCCATGATAGTAACCATTCTTTGACAACGCACCCATGGCTGCATCCCCGGGGTGCTTGTTGCCTATGGCCTTCTTCCAAATCAACCCGGAAGGGCTATTATCACTTACTTCCAAGTACTCTCTAATATCCAACTATCCTCCTAATTGTGCATTTACAGTGTACCAACCTTTGGGCTCTTTACTGCTGCCCTTGGTCTTAGTCTTGCCGCGTACATTCGTACTGAACGTTGCGGATTGCTTAGTCCGCATATACCCGGCGCGGTTCAATGCGTCCCGGCGCTTTCTCAACTCGGGGCCTGATAACTTCTCAAGCCCCTCGAATTGTTGTTTCAATTTATCTTTGTATTTCATTATAGTGCTCCTTATAACGTTTGACGGGTTAGATTCTGGCGGAATGTACTTGCCCGCCTAGAACCTAACTCAAACGCCCCTAGCTCCGTGGTTGCTAGGATACCAGCAGTATTTGCCGCGCTCACTGGATACGGGAGCGACTGCCTTTGCACTTATCGGCTCAGGACTGCTAACCTGTGAGTACGACCCACTGCACAACCGTGGAAGGGACTCAACCTCTCGGCGCTATTCTTTTATGGGGCAGCGCCTCAGCGCCCCAGCCGTTTGTCGTCTCAGCTCTTGACGTTACATCTTCACTACTGCTGATTGTCTAGGGGTGGGTCGTCAACGTACCAGTCAAGGTACTGGGCCTCCCCGCAAACCAGCTTACTGCTTGCTATCTAAGTTACTCAGTGAATCAGAACTTGTCAAGCGTTTATTTCTTACTACCTTACTGCTTACTTCGGGATTCAATCTAGCTTATGTTCTTCGCGGTGTCAACTCTTTTTATCGAGTGTCTAACCCTTCACACTATCTAGCTTTAATCCAGCGGAGCCTCCCGGCTCGGCCCCGGTTAGCGCCTCAGTGCCTCCCGGTGATTGAACTATAGCCCTATTGAACCAAAAGAAGCAAGTACTTTTTTAAACTTTTTATTACTGAGAGCAAAAAGGGTAAGCAGGGCAAATACTTAGCGCTGCACTTAGAACCATACTAGGAATAGCCAGTGATAGCGATAGCCACTACTAGACATACTACATAGTGCTACATGGAGCGTAGCGTAGTGACGTAACGTAAGTGGAGGAACGTAGTGTAGCGTAGGTAATGCTTCCCTCCCTACGGTCGGTCATACAGGGCATTACTAGTAGGTACTAGTGAGTGCATAGTGGGTAGTAGTGTATATAGTGCCCTAAAACCCTCCTACTCCTGTAACATCATTTCCTAACAGCTTTCGAATGAAAGTAAGAGCAAAGGGATAGCGCTGGGATAGTGTTGGGTGAGGATGTGCGCCCTAGTGGGGAGCGCGCAGCGTAGCACAGAATCGGCACAATGTAAAGCACTTAGAATAGCCAGTGGATAGCCTAGTGCATACTAGGGATAGCACTAGGGATAGCACTAGGGATAGCACTCCAGCGCACTAGCTGGCCCACTATGGCCCCACTGGACAGGCACTAGGCAGGCACAAAATAAGCAAGGCAGAGCGCACCCCTATGGCCCACAGAGAGCACACAGGAGCCACGCAGTGCCACGCACAGAGATAGCCATAGGGTAGCACTAGCGATAGCCCCAACGCAGCGCAGAGAGCCGCTGAGGCCCGCTGGTGCGCCCTAGTAGGCCCTAGCAGTGCCCCCCCCCCCCTAAATTGGTGCTAGGCACCCCCCATGGGGGCAATTGGGCGCGTTGAGGGTGAGGGACCCTGTCGCGTGAGTCTAATAAATTTCAGGTCCAGGTATAGACGTGCACCCCAGCAGTACCCCAAGCAGTGCCCCGGGATACCGTAGAGATACCCCAGGGAGCTACTTAGAGATACACCTCCCAGGCTACCTGGGATACGTCCGCTGCGTTACTGCTCCTAATCATGAAGCTGTTTAGGTCCGGATTAGGTGTAGGCACATCCTGGTTCTGAGCTACGCGAGTAACCGTCAAGGCCCCAGCACTAGAGGGAAAGGTCAACCGCGTCAACTTAACCTCAGACACCCACTTGAAGGAGTTAGCTACGCTGCCAAAGTTTCCGCGTACACGGGCGTTGACTGTAGCCTCGCCAGCAACCAGCGTTGCCACTCCACGGATACCTGTGTCATCCAGTAAGTTCCTGGACATGCGCGGAGGCGTAGGTTGAACAGTGTAGCCGCTCAGCAATGCCCAGAACAAGCCGTGACCGGTCATGTCGTTATTGGACATAGATACCAGGGTAGGGTCAATGCCCATAGTCCCGTGGAAGTACACAGCTCTCCCGGTACCGTCGTAGCGCATGCTCACGCCATCAATCTCCAGGGATGTCTGCGCTGTCTCAGCTACATCCTTAGTGACGAAGATGTGAGAGCTGGAGTTACGCGTGTACCGACCACCCTTAACACGTCCCCCGTTGATTCGCACACCATTCTGGCTACCGTGAGCCTCACAGTCATAAACGTAGCCACCGCCGTACGAGCAGTTAAAGCCAGAGCGTACGTTGTCATAAGCTAGGCACCCCCTATAGATAGGGAAGGCTACACCGGTGTTGGAGGCGAACCCGTCCATAGCTGCACGGTAAGCTCGGCAGTTCAAGTACTCCACCCCGTTAGTGCGCGCTTGGAATCCATCGTCAGCACTGTCGTATGAAACGCAGCGAACGAACTTCACACGCTTACCAATGTCATGAGTATCAAACCCAGCTTGGGTTGTGCTGTAGGCTTCGCAGTTAACGCCTAAGAACTCGATAGGCTCTCCCCATTTGTCCCCGTCTGCAGTGCTCTGCCAGTTCAGAGAGATTGCGTGGCGTACGTCCATGGCGTGGATATCGTGTACTTCCGTGTCCTCTGAGCAGCCGAGCACTTCTACCCCGTACCATCCGATGTTGTAGAAGCACGTACCCTTAACGGTACTATCTACGCAGTTATTGAACTTGATAGCACTACGCCCTTCTATATCAGAAGCCCCGGGGCGTTTGTTGCCAATAATAACCCCGTCCTGGATGTGCAAGTCCGCGGCAAAGTTGGCAGAGATACCGACAGTAAAGAACCGGTTCAAATCGTCGTAGCCGAACTCGTTGATGTACGGGGATACTAAGGTTACGTTCTCCACCATTGTCGGGATACCTACTTCCGCGGCATCAGACAGGTAGTAGTTATAGTGCAGCGCTTTATCCAGCCGAATACTGGTGACGCCACCGGAGGTGCTAACCCCCACCACTTTCCTAATCTGGGAAATCTTTACACCGTAGGTGTTAGGACCACCATCACACAGCTTGTTAGAGCGAAGATACAAGTACGTACCTTTTACCGCAGACAAAGCCCCAGCAGCCACCGTAATGACTTTACTGCCCGCCGCGGCATCCGCTGCTAACGGTACGAACACCGAGGGTGCCGAGCCGATAATATTAAGCACTTGACGTGCAACCGCGGCGTCCGGTAGTATTCTTCCGGTATCGGTAAACTCTAGCGTAGAGTTGCTTTTGATGTTGAGCACACTCGTGGCCTGCAGGACCGTGTCCACAACCAGGTGCCTATTAGGCGCGCTCATGAACGTGACTATGCCCGCCCAGTTGCTGAACCAGGAGCTGTATGCTGGGCCCACGAATTTACGGAGCAGGTACCCACCAGGTACAGCAAACACAGTCCCGTTATCCACTACCGACGCAGTAGTAGTAAAGGTGAAATCCCCACCGGCACTACCCAGCAGGGTAATCTTGTCCTGCACCTGAAAGTTTGGGTATGCTACCATGCTCGCCAAGTCGGAGAACACCCGCTCGGGAGCTACTAATCTAATTAATGCCATTTATCCTCCGGTCTTAGTGAGAGCTGTCACCGCAGCATTTACATTCTTATACTGGTTCCCAATGGCCTTGCTCTGCCACTGCCTACGCTCCCATAACCCCCAGCACACCTTATTGCGTTGCCCGTTAATGTATTGGGAGCAGTCGAAGGTCCAGCGGTTGCTGCCCTTGTACACCCAGCCAGTGCCGGGGGACTTCTGCTGGTACTTGCTAATATAGCGCCAATCCAGCACAGCCTTCCCAGCCGCTGCGTAGTTCAGGCTTTTGAGATGGCGCTTCACGGCACTACCGTTGAAGCCAGCTACGCCTACATTATAAATGAAGTCTACAGACCCAACCAGAGCTACGTCAGAGAGCTGCATAGGAAGCCCGTCAAGGGCCTTTGCGTGTTCCCCGGCTGATTGTATCAGCTGCTTCTGACAATCGCTCAGCGTGGCTCTCTGACCCATCTTGACGCTCTTTGTCTCCCCGTAGCAGATAGTGGGAACACCGGCGCTATCCTTGTAGGCTGTGAGGCTCAGGCCCTCGTTGTGCTGAACCACCCCGGTAATGGCACCACCAAGCATAGTGGCCCCCGTGAGGGCCGCAATAACCTTAGTCCTTAAACTCATATTTAATAGTCCCCTTACGTGCCTGCTCCTCTAGGAGCTTGAATGTACGTCGCTTGTAATACGCATTCCACGCCAGGGTTAGCACCGCGCACACCGTCGCAGCGATGAAGCTGATAGTGCTCCAGTCCCAGCTCATTAACTCTGCCAACCAACCTCCTGATACCGTAGCGCCGGTAACTGCTGCACCTGCCCGGGTAGCGAGGTCTGCCCCAACCATGTCTCCCACCTTAATCATCCTGCTGCCCCTTCTTCCTGAACAGCTTACGAATCACCAGAATGACCACTAGGAAGACCAGAGGAATACTGGCCCCAGCTAATCCGGCGAGGATAAGACTGTAACTATCATTGTTAACCACCTGCAGGCGCTCTGCCTGGATTGTCCCGGTGCTAATAGTCTGCACCTGCTTCTTACTGGACGTATCCAAAGTGCCTACGTTAGAATCTGATACATCGGTTTTGTTGGTGGTGCTGGAGTCCACCTTGTTGTTCAGGCCAACGGTTTGCTTGGTGTTTTCGGCACCAACCTGAGCAGACACATCCGGCTTAGAACCAACTAAGCCGGTGAGTGCAGAGGTCGCCGAGCAACCAGTCAGAGTAACCGCGAGCAGTAACCCAGCGACCAGTTTACGCATTAGCTAGCAGCCTTCACTGCGGCCACCGCGGCTTCAAGCGCAGCAATCTTGGTATCGAAGGCGGCACCAGTCTGAGCCACGTTCTGCGGCTGCGTAAGGATAGCATACAGGTCCTTACCGAGAATGTTCAGCTGACGCAGCAGCTCCTGCTGTTGCGCTGGGGTTGCTTTTGCAATTGCCATGTGTACTCTCCTTATTCTGCCGCGTCAGTAGCGGCTACGAACGCACTTTGCAGTGCAGTGAACGAATCATCAAACGCTGTACCAGAACCCTCACCGAGCGGCATACCTGTACCCGTAAGGGCGACGTAGCCAGTCTTAGAGAGCTGCGAGAGCATGCTGAACAGGCGCGCCTGCAGCGTACCATCATCCTTAAAGGCTGTACCGGCACGGGTAGCCGTATAACCCTGGGACTGCATGTACGTGAAGAACGTGTTCAGCTTAGTCAGGGCAGTCGTACCTACGAAGCCTACGTTGTAGTCCGGCTGCACCTGCTTCTGCAGGTTCTGGCACGTGCCTACAATGGCGTACTGTACGTCCGCAGTTTTAGCTGCGATGATTGATGCCATTATCTTCTTCCTCTATGTTGTTTACCTCTGCCGCGGTTCTGCAGCCGAGCGGCTACGCCCCTAAGGCCCTTAGACACCTTGCTCTGTGCCCAATCCAGCGGGTTCTCAATGAAGGCCCGAGCCATCTTCTCAGACTCCCTCTCAGCCACCACTTTCTCGTCTTCCACCAGGTGCCCGTTCAGCGTAGCCACCATCATGGCGATTGCGTCTGCTCGGTCATCTTTAGCCAGACTGCCGCGGTCGTACGTGATACCAGCCAACTGCGCGAACGCAGAGTACAACCAGCGCCTATCGCGGGAGTATGCCATACAGGTGCTAATATCGTCGTGAATAGCACGCTCATGCACTACCAGGCGATGGCGACGAGTAACTGGGCTGATTGTGTCGATGATACGACGCTCTTTCTGCGTGGAGTTATTCAGGTCCCTTACACCGATACCGGCGAGACGCCGCTCACGTAATCGGTTCAGGATAAGCATAGACACGGTACCGTGCCCCATATTGCTCTCCACCACCATATCCGGGATGTCCAACTCTACACACAGGTCAATCAGTTTATCAATGTTCTCTTCGCTGATACCTCCTTGGAATCCGCCTACGGAGAATAGGTGAATGTACGAGTTCGCAGCACCTCCAGCAGCGTAGGACACTTCGTCCCCACCACAACCAGCCGGGTCCACCACCAGTACCTTATGCTGGTATGGCAGGTGCATGTCCCCGTAGAATGCCGGGAAGTACATCTGCTGACCCATAATCCCCTCATGCTCGTGCTGGTACAGGTACCTGCGGTCCGCAATGTAGGAGAATGTCTCCGGGGAGGAATCCTGGCTGCCGGAGTAAACCAGCATATCAGAAAGCTTGATGCGCGTACGCATCTGGTCGGACAGGGTGGTGTCGAGCATGTACTGCAGCTGGAAGCCTTCCGGACCAAAGTCCAGCTCCTTCTCAATCAGCGCATCCTCGTCATAGCGCCCGGTGTCCGTGCTCTCGCCTAGCGTCCCGTCGACTCCGAAGCCGGTGCGTTTATAGCCGCGCTCAATAAGCTCCAGGATATAAGGAGCAAGTGTACTTCCATATCGCTCTTCCATTTCAACAGACGGAATGCGCCCCGGCCACACGCGTACCTCGAAGCCACGTCCCGGCAGGGTTTTGTAGATACTGTCCTTGGTCTGTGGTGTGCCCAGGTATAGTGTATCCCCGTGTGTGCAGATAGCTGCGAAGTCTTTAGAAATCATCAGCAGCTGCTCACGCTGGGTTTGCGTTAAACCGTTCTTGGTGGTTTCTATATCGTCCGGAATCAACAGGTCCGCACGTTTCCCCTGCAGGGATGCGGTTATACCTACACAGGCTACGCTGGCGGACTTGTCCAGCGGCTTCAGGTCGCAGTTAACATCGTAACCTTCGAATGAAGTACGGTCCCCACGAGTAGGGTCAGCCTTCAAGTAACACAGTAGAGGCCAGGTTTCCAGCATACGGATGATTAGGTTCGCTACATCAGACGCCTGCTTCTCGGCACCAGACACAATCAGGATACGGCAGGATTGGTCCTGTATGAGCCTCCAGACGGCGTAGAGCGCAGCCAGTGTAGACTTAGCCTCACCGCGCTGCGCAGCCACCATGCGCTTCCTAGGGCCCTTCTGCATGTATTCTGCAATGTCTGCCTGCATGTCCGTGAGAGTAAAGCCCAGGAACCGCATACCGATGTATGCGAATTCCCGGAAGTCGCTTAGCGCTGCGGCCATCATCATTGCGATGTCCTCGCGCTCCTCTTTGGGAATACTGCGCGGATTCGCATTATAACCAGTAAGTTTCTGGTTGAGCATGCGCAGTCTTCGCGCAGTCTTCACCGATACCATTAGACAATTCCTTCTAGTAAGTCCTCAGAGTCTGAACCACTAATCTTGTTTAAAATCTCTTTCTTACGCGCCTCTCTGCGCGCCGCCAGTTCGTCATCGAATTCGTCACGTAGGTCCTGCATCTCCTCGGAATCTGCGTCCGCGGTGATGTCATTGTCCTTCAAGAACTTAGCGATGACGGATTTATCTGCGGCGGGGAGCGGCACCTCATCTTCCTTCGACTGCTTGATTTCTTCAATCAAAGCCTCAGTGAACATTCGGTGCAGCTCCGAGAGACGACTACGTTTAGCCGCCCCTGCCATATTCTCTCCTGTTACGTTGCCAGCACCCCGCTGGTGCGTAGCGCTGCCAGCAAGGCATTAAGTTTAGCCACTACATCCCCGGTACTCGTTGCATCAGATACAGCTGCAGCCTTGTCTAGATACGCCAAATCTCCCAAGGAGTCAGCTAAGTAATCTACGGATGCTTGCGTAGCGAAGCCATCCCCTGCAGTTACGTCAGCCCCAAGCCTGGCAGCTACAACAGTACCTGCAGGCAGGACCTCTGCAAACAGTATAGTATTATCTACAATCTCGAAACTGTAACCCCGAATCTGCCCAACCCCGTTAATCTCCACTACAGCCTTAGTGAAGGCTAGACCCGGGGTTACTTCGTCCGTGGCCGCTGTTAATACTGTACTCCACGGGTAACTCACCGTTTCCACACCGCTTATAAAGGTGTTCTCTAGAGCGGAGGTACGCATACTCAAAGCATCATCTGCGGCCTTCCGTGTAACAGCCTCTGCATGTACAGCAGACACCCACCCCGAATGCTCTGCATCAATGCGTTGCCCTAGCAGGGTATCCGCAGTATCGACATACGCCTTAGTGGCAGCATCTTGGGCGTTAATTGGGTTAGCTAAGTCTGTTATACGGTACCCGTTCATACTAATAGTACCATAGAATCCGGGGATAGCCCGACCCTCCACCAGTTCTTGCGCCAGGTGCAAGAACTGAGTGTTTTGGGAGTCTACGTTTACCTCAATGAACGGAGAACCACTGGCGAACTCGATGTACAGATACTCTCGCTCTGTCTTACGGATTAGCAGCACAGTCGTGCTTGCTGCCAAGGCTGTATTTAGCCTGATATTAGTAGCGCTGGTCCAGGTGTACCCAGTGGTTTCCGCACCGTCTAGGTATACATGAATATAGGACTTGTCCAAATACTCAATATCGCACTGGATATCCTGGGTACCAGCTGGCTTGATTTGTTCTTGCCAGCTGAATGCCATATTAGTCGTCTCCGAAGTTATTGATGATAGCTCGCGTAGGTGCGAATTCCTGGATTAACGGTACTAGTCTAAGGAATGTCTTAATGTCGGAATCCCCTGCAGCCAGCCCCTGCAGAGCCCCCAATACCCCAGTGATATAACTCATCGACGCTAGGGAGTGTCTCGGAGTGTCCCCAAGGAATGCAGCTGACAGCATGGATATACCGCCGATAGCGCTCATACCCAGAGCAGCCTCGCTAATAAGTCTGCTAGTATCCGCTTCTTTGCCATCCATACTACGTTTAGCCATAGTAGCCAGCAACATCAATGGGAACTGGTAAGCCATGATGTGTGCCATACCAATCCACCCCGCATCGTTCAACTCTCTGCGGAGAATCTTGTTAGTGGCCGCCAGTGCAAAGCTCTGGTAGCCGACAATAAGTTTACCGATAGGGTTGAACTGCGCGAAGTGGGAGGTTTCGCCTGTACGCACCTGCTGCACTACATAATCCATCATGCGCGTCCCTACAACCTCAACTTGCATTTGCAGGTCCGGCTGGAACATAGCGCCCGGGTTAGCCTTGTTGGCAGCTATAGCGCGGTCCGCAACGTCACGGGTAAGCCCGAAACGCTCCAGACGCTTAAACGCCTCAGCATCACCCTTGAACATCTGCGTAAGCTCGTCCGCCACAATACCGGAGTTCAGGTTAACCTGCAACCGGTGCACCATACTCATGCCGTTGACGTGACGTGCAGCCTGCCCAACGTTCTGGGTGACGTTGAACCAAGAGGCCTGACGGGTTAGGTCCAGGTTATCGTCGGCGTACGTATTCAACCAGCGGAAGCGCATATCCCTTTGGATGTTACCACGCAGCACAACATCCAGACGTGATGCCATATCTGGGGTATTAATAGCCACAGAACCCTCTTTGAACCAGGGTTGATCTCGCATACTCCGCAGGACCCTGGCCATACCGAACTCCTTCATAGCCAGAGCTGTGTCGGTTATCTGGTACAGTCCGGAGTTCTTGAGCATCGTGGCGTTCGCCATATTACCAGCTGCGCGCAGCAGGTCCGGAAGCTGCCCCGCATCAGCGGGTGCCCCGCCCAGGATAAAGTCGATAGTATCATTGACAGTCTTCTCCCACTTGGCTGGATTAGCCAGGGTATGCTTAGATTCATCAATCATCTTACCCAACTGCCCCAGGTCCTGTACACCGGCGTAGGCCATACCGACACGCCCAGACATACGGTTAGTATACCCGTGCATAACCTTGGCTACATCAGTATCCATCAGGTCCTGCATGCGCATGCTCTTACCATTCACCAGATACTCTTTGTCCATGTTGAACCGAGTACGCTGGCGCAGGTTCCGCGCAGGGGATGTGCTACCGGATTCGCGTACGTTAGCGGTTAGGAAGCTCTGGATTGCAGACTCATCTACACCAGCGCTGCGCATAGCCATAACGACCTCATCGTTGCCCATACCGTTAATCAGCTGCTTCCACATAGGGCCAGACTGTCCAGCACGGCCATTGTATATACCATCAACCATCTCCTTAGCAACGCGCTGCACTGTTTCAGATTCCATGCTGGGATATACATCCCGCAGAGCGTAGCGGAACAGGGCCTGGTAATCGTCCAGGGTGTTGCCTTGCATAATACCTTGACGCATCTTGTCGTAGCTATACTGGCGCGGGAAGTAGTAGTCGGACTTAACCAACGCCCCATCGTCAACCAAACCAGCTGCGCGCATATGTCCGTACCACTTACCCGCCCACCCAGACCTTCGGTATGCGTCTACCAGTGGGGCAATCTCTGCATCGGGTACAGGCACAGGACGCCCATGAACTTCGGCACTATACGCGGAATCTAGGTATGTACCTAAACGGCCTTCTAACTCAGCACGTGCAGTCCTGAAAGACTGGCGGTGGAAGAACCGTGAGAGCATACCTACGCCACGGTCCCGCAGCGCTCCAATAATAGCATCTTCTACTATGCTGGCGCTTGCGTCCATCTCTAAGGTGAGGTTGCGCTTGAAGTCTACTACTGATGGCTTACGTCCGCCTACTGCCGTAGCATCCGATACAAGCAGTTTAGCCAAGTCTTCGTTACCTTGTGCGATATTATCATACAAGGAGAACATAGTGGCAAACTTACTCTTAGCACCATCTAGCATAGCTTGAGCACCCTTAGCCTCGTTGAGGGTAGTACTGCCTGCTAGGTCCTGAAAGGCTTCACTGCGGAAGCTCTGGGCTTGGTCTGCATAATCCTTAGCTGTCCACTTAACGGCATCCTCGTACGCATCCAGGACATCTTCCAAGGCAGAGCCTTTGGCCTTGATGCCCAGAGCGTTCATGATGTACTCCCCGACCTGGCGTAGTACGCTCTTACCGCTAGCAGATTGGGTGCGCGCTAGGTACTCCACCCACTCCGGGCTGTCGCCTAGTCCCGCCAGCATCTCGTGCACGTCACTAGCATAATAGCGCATACGCCCAGTCAGCGTAGCGTCAGCAGCCACAGCAGCGCGTACGTCTTCCAGACGCTTGGCCAACTCCGGGTTGCTGTCAACGGCGCGCGCGGTGGCGGCGTGAATCAGCTCATGCACAGCTACACGACTAGTGCCCGCGTCCATGGCGCGCAGTGCGTCCCCAGCCGTCTCCCACGTAGTGCCGTTGGCGCTCTTAGGTGCGCGCAGTGATACCTCTCCACGTAAAGCTAAATCTCTCTGGGAATAGGTGTACCGGCTACGGTTTGCTGAACCGGCCACCAGTTTAAAATCAATGTCGTTTACGGCATCTCCCAGAGTATCCAGAATAGCCTTCTGGCCTGCTGTCAAGTGCGTAGATGTTTTCAAAAACTGAATTACGTGCTGTGCCTTCACAGTCACTGCAGTAGTATTATTACGGGATACCGGGATACTCTCATCCAGCGCCCTAGTGAGGATATCCTCCCCCTCTCCTACTCCTGTAACATTAGCGTCCCTAGCTGTACGAGTTGTAGGCGCATCCGTGTCAAAAGCAGGCTCACGCCCAGTACGGGCCCTGGCAGCAGCCTTGGCGGCCCTAGACATATCCCAAAGTTGGTCCAGACCGGCCACCCCGGCAATTAGCGCCGTGACTGCGGCAGATTGCCCCAGTTGGTCCTGAGCATACATTGCTGTACCTACGTCAGCAGCACGGATAGCGGAGCGTACGGCCAGGCCGGTGCGTCCAGCAATACCCGCCGCAGACACAGGGGCCAGGATGAACGGGGAATCACCTACCAGAATACCCGCGAACCCGGCTACTGTGTTGTCGGCCATTAGGCGGTCACGGTCGCGTTGCTCAAGCATCTGCTGCATGCGGTAGTTATAATCCTCGACTGACACCGAGTCGTGCAGGTACTCAATCTCTTCCTGATTTGGAGCATACAGCTTGGCCCGGGTATCGCTGCTCAGAGTCTGCTTGGCATTAAAGTCCGGGTCTCGGTCAAATGCCGGAGCAGAGGCCTTACGGATAGCGGCGGCAATGATGCTGTTACCCATACCCGATGCAAAGCTCTTTGCGGCTGTAGTAGCTGGGGTCTTGGCCTGTGCCAGTAATGAGGCACGCTCCAGTGCGTTCAGACCGTTGTCCCCGGCATCGTTCCAATCTACGCGCTCAGGCGCAGGTTTAAGTGTTGCGCCCTTAGCAGAATCCTTTTCCTGTGGATTCGGTTCTTGGTTCAGAAACTGAGCCATAATATCTCCTAAAAGAATTTTGATAAGGGGAGGCCCCGAAGGGCCTCTGGTTAGTGTGTTGCTTCAAAGAGCCAATCGCGTAGGTTTTGTTCCAGGTACTTCTTACGCTCAGGCTGGGCCTGCTTGTACGCCGGGGTATTCCTCAGTGCTTGCCAAGCCCTGCCCTGGGCCTCAGATACAGGATACTGATACGCCCCCACCGGGGCCTTAGCAGCCTTGCGTACCTGTGCCATCGCCTCTGCTACAGGGCCAGAGCTACCGTTACCGCCGTGATAGTTCAGGTCCACCATGACCTTTAACGCCTCGTCGGAGGCATTCAAACCCTGCCCCTTGAGTTGCTTCTGCACGTTCGGAACGTACTGCTTCTCCATAGAGGATTTGAGGATACTGATACCGTCGTCAATGGTTACTTTCTGAGGGACCGGCATGCCAGAGTTAACGTGCAGGCCGAAACCTACGCTGCCCTTGCCCTTGCCTTCTCGGAACCCCTCGAACTTCATGGTGGTGGCGAGGATATCACTAAACAGCGACGGCTCCAGCCCCGCCGCATTACGGCCGTTGACCTGCACGCTGACAGCACGTCCGTTGTCATGGTCGTAGAAGGTGGCAGGACGTACACCTACTTGTTCGCTACCAATCTTCATCTCTCCAGCCAGTGCCGAATCGTACGCAGCCTGCGCAGTAGCCTGAACGTCGCGGAGGTTCACAGACATAGTCTGGAATGTGCCCTTCTTGTCGAATACGGTTACGGTCATGTTCTGACCTGCGTTGCCCGCGGTGGCAGCCTGTACCACTACACGCTCCATGTTGCTGGGGTCAGTAATAGCCTGGACTTGGTTTTGAATCTGCTGTTGCAGCGTAGCCTTGAACTGTTCCTGGTCGCCCTTGTAGTCGCCCATGATAGACTGCAGAGAGGTACCAGCAGGCAGATACACGTGCCTCGGTGTACCGGCAATTTCCAGTTCCAGCTTACGGGCTTGGATGTTACCTTTGAGCATCGTGTTGATGTCCTCGGCATCCTTACCCACCAGGGATTCTGGGTTGCGGCTGTACGTATAACGGTACTCCTCTTCCATAGCAGCGCGCGCTTCCTGGCGCTGAGCATCGGCGTCACCAAAGAAACTGAACCAGTTGCTGGTGCCGCTAGGGTCCACCATCTTGTCCGTGGGGTTACTCTGGATATTGCTGTAGCGGCCACTGGCCTTGTTACGCGCCTGGCGCCGCAGGTCATCCAAGATAGTGTTGCTGGCGTTACTCGGGTTTTGTGCGATAGCTTTCTGCACCACCCCCTGCCATTCGGATGGAACCTCAGACAGTAGAGCCATCTTCCCTAAATCCGTACTGGTGCTATAAGCCTGTGCCCACAAGTTGATGCTGCTGACGTTCTCACGGGAAACCTCACCGTCCTCACCGAGCTGGTCCAGAGTAGTCAGTGTACGTGCCATGTCCGAAGACATACGCTTGTGCGCCTCGTTGACGGCCCACGCATCCTTGCTATTGCTTCCGTATACCAGCAGCTGCAGGTTCCCTTCCGGGGTGTCCGGAAAGCTCTTGAGCAACTCATTGCGCGCCCTACCCAGGTCGCCCTTGTACATCCCCGCCAGAGTGGAGCTTGGCATATTCCCGGTAATTGCTGTGCGCAATGCTTGGGTGTCCGCCGCCTTCTCTCGAATGGTCTGGGCCTTGTTCCAGAACTCCATGCTGGTCCCGGCGCTAAGTACATCAGATGCCGACAGCTCAATGACACGACTACGAATACGCGCCATCGTCTGTTCTTGCTGCTCAGGAGTCTGCCCTTCTAATGAAGAGATTGCGTCAGAGATTTCAAAACGGGCCTGGGTCTCAATCTGAGCACCGGCACGCTTGAACTCCTGATACAGGGCCGCGTTGACATCCACGGAGTTAACTCCGAGTTCCTTGGTAGCTAGCTCTTGCAGCTGGTTGATTACCAGCGGGTCCTGCGTCTGCTGTGCCACGCTGACCAGATACTGTTTGGCCCGGCCCAGCTTCTTGCTCTTGTCCAAGTGCTCAGCAGCCAGGATGCTGTCTAAGCCGGTCTTGATAGACATCTGCGCAGCGGCACCCTGTCCTGCCTGTAGGCGCTGATAGAACTCATCACTGGACGAGCTAAGGCCACGGTCAAGGGCGCGGTCAGCCTGAGCCACGGCAAACGCAGCTCGACCTTTCTGGAAGGCTGTATAGTTCGCCATGCTCGTAGCACGGAGCTGCTGCAACACAGCCGTAGCAGACTGCTTGGACATCTCTGGGAGATACATACCAAGCTTGTCCGACATAGACTGGACGTGTTCTTGCTCCTGCTGCTGGAACTCCTCGTCAGTCAGCCCAGCCTCGGCAGCTTTCTTAGCCCGTGCAATACTGTCTGTGCGCCACTTGGCTAGCGAGTCGTACGCTGCAGCTGATACGTAACCATCCTGGTAGGCTTCGCGTACGAAGATGTTCTGCTTCTGTACAGCCTCATCCTTGGAGGCCATGGCATACACTGCACCCTGAGCATCCATCGCGCCGCGCACTGTGGCGGCCGCGGCGTTCTCTTTGATTCCTTCCTCGAAGCCTACGCCAAAGTCCTGTACGAATCCGGACAGCGCAGCTAATCGGTTGGCCTTGCTTGCGTCTACTGCTACTTCACCGGCAGAAGAGGGTAGTTGTACCTCATTGGATTGGAGCTGTACTCCACCAATATTAAGCCCCTGCCGGGTGGGTTGAATTACAGGCATTTACCTCCCCCTCTATTTACCAGGTGTGAACCTTGCTATCGCCCTTGCTGCCCCACAGGTCGTACAGAAACGAGTTCTGCGCCGTTGGTTCCACGCTGGCTGTGCTAGGTTCTGGTGTAGTTTCTGATAGCTTATTACCCACGTACTGCCCGAGCATCTGCCCGCCTACGCTGAGAGCCATGTTGAACATCTTGTCATAACCGCTCTCCATATCCATATTCGCCAGGCCGGAATCAACAGTCTTATCCACCAGCATGCGGAAGCCTTCTTCCTGAGTTGCCTGCTGGTCCCGTACACTGGCCTCTTGACGTCCCGCTACCGTGTTAACGGTGGCTACGGCATCCTTAACCGACGCCCCCATAGTGCCGGAAGACGCCGCCTGCAGTCCGACTTGGCTCTGGGCCTGCAGCTTCTGCTGCTGGATGTTAAACAGCGACACCTCAGTCCGGTCCCTGGACTGGGCGCGTTGCAGCGCAATATCGTTGAGCTGCTTGGCAGTTTGCTGGATTACGGCCTTGTTCCGTGCCTTGGATACCTCAATCTGCGCCCCAGCACCTAGCAGTTTAGAGCCTGCTAGGGCGGCGGCTGCCCACCACATACCCATATTAAATTCTCCGTCTGCGTTGGTTGTAGCGCAGGATATACGAGATATCCAGCACGTTCAGTTCCATAGAACCTTCAGTAAATAGCGTCACCTCGGTTGTGTCTGCGTTAGTACGGCATGGCACTGTAATAGTAGCCAGGTCCATACGCAGGGTCTGCCCTAGCGTCAGCTCCTTTGAGTTCATCAGGATACCTGTTAGTTCTCCACCCCAATTTACGTCCCGCGGGGTGTCTAGTACCTGTACGTCGAAGTGCCCAGAGTTACGCACCGCTACATCCAGGCGTAGCAGGCGCACGTGCCCACTCCCCACGAGCTTGTCATTCTGGTCCCGCAGAATAGGCGTAGTTAGTGTAAACGTGCTGCGGTAACGTCGTCCGATTACGTAGGTGCCATCAGGTACACCACGTACTACCCTTAATGAGGTGATGCTCACCAACTCTTTAATACCCACCTCAGTAGGGCCCATAGGACTGCTTGGGAGGTACGTAAGAATAAGCTCTTCCTGAAAGTTGTCGGTCCAGCCCACGGGCCGCAGAATCTCCGGCACGGTAAATATCCCGTCCTGTACTTGAACTTGCTTTTGCAAATCCGAGTACGCTTCGCGGTACTCCGAACCCAACTGATAACCTTCACGTGGGTCCATAGACACAATCAAAAGCTTATTGCTGGGACTGGGTCCTTGCATGTACAAGAACACCTCGTCCTCCAGCGCCTGTACGCTCAGGATTGGATACGGGAACGACCATTTATGCCACGCCGCCTGCATCTTAGCGCCGTCACTTCCGCCCCACATGAACTCGTAGACCAGCAGGCTATTACGCTCTCCAGACATGCGCGAGAAGGCCATATTGGTGACACTGGAGTTTTGCATCTGCAACACCCTACCGGGGATATACCGCGGTAGATGCACAGTAGCATCCTGCGTAGTATACTGCGACGCAGTGTATGGTGATGGGATTAGCTCCAGTATACCGGCGTAGCTATCGTTACGCTTGTTGGGGTAGATTACCGTCTGCCCCGCCATGACCGGGGTCACACGGCTGTCGCACTCGTATGTGCTGGTAATGCTAATGCTTGCGTTAGTAGGTGTAAGCACCACAGAGCCCGGTACAACGGCCTGCATACTGTTGGCGAATAGTACCAGGTCCCGGTTGAACTGCACAGCTGTGCGGTACACCGAATCCTGCGCAGACGCAGAGCTAATGCTGATACGGTCTGTATCCAGCAGGGAAGTCACAGTAGAGCGGTAGAAGCGCTGATACAGGCCCGAGGCTGACATATCCACGGAGCTACCACTAAGCAGGACCAGGCGCCCCTGGAAAGCTGCAATACCAGTGATGTAGCCATTCTCTACGAATCCGGGATTACTGTTGTTATCGTCGTTACCAGCTAAGCGCCCCTCCCAATCGCGCGCAATGATGTTGTCATCCGCGGCGAGCTCTCTGGGCATGTTCGTAATCTTGGTGATGCTACCGTACGCCCCCACCTCAGACCAGGTGCGGGTGCTGTAGCTAAACTGATACCACGCCGTCTCAGACGAGGCTGTACCTACACGGCACATCGCCCCGTCAGCTTGCGCCGGGAGCTGCGCAGGCAGGTCCTGCTCCTGGTCTACACGAGACTGGTTGGACACTCCAGCATACGTATCACCAGCGTCAGAGGATACCACGCAGTTGCTCAACCCATAGAAGAACAAGTACGCACCGCGTACGCTCACATTCCCAGCCGGCAGTCCGTTCGTTACAAGGGAATCCCGCAATTGCTGGGCAACATAGGCCCCCGATACCTCCTCAGCGTTACCGCTGGTACTCCCAGCAGCTGGGGCGGTATAGTCCCCCAAGTAGTCTACCCCCGCAGAAGTAACTGTGACGTTCCAACGTTTCTGGAATGCTGCAGACTTAACGTAGAAGAACCCAGTGGTGCTGGGGTCGATACGCCCAGTGTTGTCCGCGGTTGTGTTCGGAGCCATCTCCGTGTTCAGGATATAAGTCAGCCCAGCAATACTTGCAGTCTGCAAAGAGGTCTGGCCTACGGTGGTAACAAAGTACGGGTCATTGCCGGAGTTAAGAATAGTCTTTCCATTCTTAGCCAGCAACCACCAATTACCATTACTGGTATTAATCAGCAGGTGCCTACCGTCAGTTCCACGCTCGACGTACTCAGTGAACAGGGAATCAAGCCCTGGAGTATCAATCGTACTCTCCCATACAATCTCACCCGGGGGTCTGCGGCGGATACCAGAAACCGGGTCGCTGAGCATGTTCAGCTGCGCCCCCAGTTGTCCTGGTTGGCGCTCTCTCGGAACCTGCTGGGATACACCCTGCAGCAAGCTCTGAATAGTACCTTCTAATGCCCGTATAGGTGTTTGCGCCATAACCTCTCCTTAAACCATAAAACGAGCGCGGCGGATTCTGCGTGCAAATCGTGTCTTACTGGTACTGAACTTCTGATTGCGCAGGTGCTCTCGTAGTACCATGCTCTTGTAACGCTCAGCTTCCTGTGCGTAATTAGCGTAGTTACTATCACCACCCAAGTCGTTGAGATATACCTGTGCAGTGGTGTAGTTAGCCACCCACATAGCTGCATGCTCCGGAAGGTCTTCAAAGTCCAAGTCCAGGACTATTTTGAGCTTAACTGGGCTGTCGAAGTATTGGTTCTGCTCCATCAGGTCATACAGGTTCCCATCACGTACCCCATACTTGGAGTCAGAGCCAGCATCGTACACAGCCAGTTGGTTCCACGGCACTTTAATAAAGCCATCAGCAGTGGGGGCGACTTCCCGCCAAACCACGTTGAACCAGTACCCGGTACTGAGCAGGCCCCGGCGATTACGCGCGAGCGCAGAGCGAGCTAACCCTGCACTGGGATTGCTGGTGTTGATATCCATAACGCGAGACTCTCCCAGGGCTTCCAGCGTCAGGTTAATAGCTTCTAATTCACGAATAAACCACCCCCGGCACGAAACCGTGCTCTTCAAGTTTAGCGCGTAGGTACGCTGCGCGCGCATCAAGTGTTGTATTAAAGCTGCCAATTGTGCGACTCTTGCCGTAATTGCATATTTGAGCCACAAACTTGCCCTGCTGCTTGGCAAAGTAGAAGCCCCGAGCCTTGGTCAGATTACACAAGTTCTGTCGCTTAGTGGCGGCGCGCAGGTTCTCTATCCGGTTATCTTTGCGGTTTCCGTTTATATGGTCTACGGTATCCGACCACTCTCCGTGTACCAGAAAGTACACCACCCTGTGACTCATGTACTTCTTACCACGTACAACTATCTGGTAGTATCCAGTAGGCCCAGAGTGTGTACACCCAGCAACATCGCCTGCTTTGTATGTATTACGGTACCCATCAACCCTCCAGCGTAATCCGCTTGGGCTGGTAGGGTCATACATTAGTAACTCTCTCATATTTGTTCCTCTATTAAAGACCCCTTGGACCCTTAAGACAGGGACAAAAAAAAAG